GAATCCGGACAGGCTGCCTGCCTTCATGAGCAAGCGGATGAATCTTCCGGAGTCTTCCAAAGAGACTGCAGTGGCTGACTGGGACTCCATAGCAGCCACTAATCAGGAGATCCCGGATCTCAAAGGATGGAATTGCAGTGTGGGGATTGATTACTCCAAGACTACAGACTGGATGGCAGTCAACTTCCATTTCAAGAATGGTGATCAGCGGTATGACATCAATAAGGCATGGATCTGCAGAGACAGCAGGGACATTCCGAGACTGAAATGTCCCTGGAAGGAATGGATACGGACCGGCCTCCTGGAGATGGTGGATGATGTGGAGATCCATCCATCTATTGTGGCTGACTACATCCAGGAGATGGGAAGGAAGTACAACATCAGCATGGTGGCCATTGATTCATACAGGTACTCACTGCTGTCTGATGCACTGTCCAAGGTAGGCATCAGTAAAGAGCAGAAGAATCTCATGCTGGTGAAGCAGACTGACATCATCAAGGTTGTGCCGGTGATAGATCACTGCTTCCTCAATCGTTACTTCCACTGGGGTGACAATCCAATGCTCCGGTGGTCCACCAATAACACCAAGACAATCAGATATGGCAGAGATGTGGGAGCCGATAAAGGCTCCTTTGTTTATGCCAAAATTGAAGGAAAAAGCAGAAAAACAGATCCATTCATGGCACTGGTGGCCAGTATGGTGGCTGAATCTGCTATAAAAGAACGGCCAAAGATAACTAAGGTTAATGTCATCGCATTCTGAGAGGAGGTGATCAAGTGGCATGGATTAGTGACTTCCTGGAGAAATTATTCCCTGTCAAAGAGAAATATGGACCGGATGCATCATCTGTGGTGATAGACATTCCTGCAGAGCTGTACTACAAGGAGCTGGCCATCTATACTGCATCATCCCTGATCAGCAATGCTATCAGCAGATCTGAGATGAGAGTCTTCCAGAAGGGAGTGCCGGTCAAGAATCGTGACTACTATCTGCTGAATGTCTCTCCAAACAGGAATGAGACATCATCAGTCTTCTGGCACAAGGTGATCAACAGGGTGATCAGAAACGGTGAAGCACTGGTGGTAGAGGCCGGTGGATATTTGTACTGTGCTGATTCCTACACCAGAGCTTATGAGAGACCTATCCTGGGTGACATCTATGAGATGGTGGCTGTGGGTAATTTTACTTTTGAAAAGAGATTCACGCAGAATGACAGCTATCTCTTCCGGTTGGATAACATCAATGTAAGACAGCTCATAGATGGCATGTACACAGAGTATGGCAAGATCCTGTCATCTGCTGCCAAAGCACTGAAGCAGTCCAATGGTCAGAAGTACAAGCTCCACATTGACGGTGTGAAGGCCGGTGATAATGAATTCAATGAGGAGTTTGAAAACTTCATCAAGAAGCAGCTGAAGACATACATGGAGTCTGACAATGCTGTCTATCCTGAGTTTGACGGATACAAACTGGAAGCGGATCCTACATACGGATCCGGAAAGAGCGGATCTGCTGCAGATTTCGTAGCACTGAAAAAAGAGCTGTTTTCTTCCGTAGCAGGTGCCTTCCATATTCCGGAGAGCATGATGACCGGAAACATCACGAACATGGCTGACATCATAGGATCCTTCCTCACCTTTGGTGCTGATCCTTATGCAGACATGATCACTGAAGCTCTCAATAAGGAAGCCGGTCCGGATAACTACATGGCCGGCAATTATTACCAGGTGGACACCAGCAGGATCATGCACAGAGATGCATTTGATGTGGCTGCTGATGTGTCCAATCTCATTTCATCGGGTGTCAAGTGTATTGATGAGGTCAGAGAAATGTTAGGTGATGCACCACTTAACACTCCCTGGTCCAGAAAGCACTTTATCACTAAAAACTTTGAGGAGATCGAGAGATTTCTGACATCAACTGAGAAAGGAGGTGAATGACGGTGAGAAGGCAGAAGTTTTATCAGATCACAACTAATGACCGGACTGCAGAGATCAACATCTATGGTGAGATCAGCAGCACAGCAGAGATCATTAATAAGTGGGTTGATGCGGAAGTGGAAGTATCTGCCAGAGGGATCATCCAGGAGATCAATGGATTAGATGTAGACACCATCAATGTATACATCAATTCCTATGGTGGAGAAGTGGCAGAAGCACTGGCCATCTATTCCGCTCTTAAACGTCATTCGGCATCAGTGCACACATTCTGTGATGGTTTTGCCTGCAGTGCAGCCACCATCATCTTCTGTGCAGGTGATGTCCGGACCATGGGATCCATTGCTGTGATGATGATCCACAACTGTATGAGCTATCTTGGATATGCTAATTCTGAGGAAATGCGGAAGGCAGCGGAAAACAATGACAAGATCAATCAGTCCAGCATTGAGGCCTACAAGAAGGTCTCCAATCTGTCTGAAGACAGGATCAAGGAACTGATGAGTGCTGAGACCTGGCTGACAGCCCAGGAGTGCCTTGATTATGGTTTTGCTACTGAGATTGCAGATGCTGAAGAAGATGCTGCAGTCACTCAGCAGTCTGCATTTGTTCTGATCCGTAATGCAGTACTGAGTACACAGTGCAGGACAGCTGAGCCGGTGGTGGATCTGAGTGATCTGATGACCGGACTCAGTGAAGTTAAGCAGAGCTTGGCAGAGCTTGGCACCAAGTTTGATGCCATGCAGAAGCAGGAAGATCCTGATCCGGAAGAGGATCCGGAAGAGGATCCTGATGAAGAGCCGGATGATGAGGATCCTGATGAAGATCCTGATCCGGATGATAAGGAAACTGAGAACAAAGCAAAAGAATTTTTCAAAAAGCTGTTTTCATAATTTCACATTAGGAGGAAAAAGATATGCTTAGAAAAAATAGCATGATGACTGTTGCTTCCGCTGCACTGCAGGAAGCATTATTCAATTCCAAGGATGCAACTCCGGAAACCATCCAGGCTGCTTTTGAGCAGTTTGGCAATGCCATTGCTGCAACTGTACAGGCTGACTATGAGTCTGCAAATGGTGACAGAAACATCCTTGCACAGCGTGGCTTCCGTCAGCTGACAGCTGAAGAGACTAAATATTACCAGGCTATCATTGATGCCGGCAAGAGCAGAACACCTAAACAGACTTATGATGGTCTCCTGGATGACAAGGTAATGCCTACCACCATCATTGAGGATGTCTACAAAGATCTGCTTGAAGAGCATCCGCTGCTTGCAAAGATCAACTTCCAGTCTGTTGCCTATCTGACAAGATGGATCCTGAATGACCATTCTGTCCAGACTGCTAAGTGGGGTGCCATCAATGAGGCAGTCACCAAGGAGATCAAATCTGCATTCAAGACTGTTGAGATCACACAGTGCAAGCTCTCTGCATATGCAGCAATTGAGAAGGACATGCTGGACCTTGGTCCTGCTTTCCTTGACAACTACATCCGCACATTCCTCAAAGAGGCTATTGCAGTAGCACTTGAAGATGCGATCATCACCGGCACCGGCAAGGATATGCCTATTGGCCTTGACCGTGACATCCATCAGGGTGTCTCCGTTTCTGATGGTGTTTATCCTCAGAAGACTGCTGTTGCTCTCACATCCTTCATGCCTAAGGAATATGGCACTGTCCTGGCTAGGATGGCTGAGACTGAAGTGTACTACACCAATGACAGCACCGGTGCTATCACAGCTGCGTCCACTGCTGCCAATGCTGATGGATCCGCAAAGACCGGATATACCAAGCATGGTGGTCATGCACGTAACTTTGACAGTGTACTGCTGATCTGCAACCAGAAGGATTTCCTGTCCAAGATCATGCCGGCAACAACTGTCCTGAATGCTGCAGGTGGATTTACTACCAACATTTTCCCGTTCCCTACAGAAGTGATCCGCTCTTCCAGAGTAGCAGCCGGCAAGGCTATCCTCTGCCTGCCTGAGGAGTACTTCTTTGGCATCGGCACATCTAAGGATGGCACACTGGAGTATTCCGATGACTTCCGCTTCCTGGAAGATCAGAGAGTCTTCAAGATCAAGATGCACGGTTATGGCAAAGCATGGGATAACACTGTAGCAATCCTCCTTGACATCTCCAATCTGGAAGAGGCCTACATCTACATGAAGGCTGCTGATGTCAATGTAGATCTTGGAGAGTAATGAAAGGAGCTGACCATGGCAGACAGTGTAACAATGCTTTATTTGGTCAAGAGGCATCTGCACATCACATGGTCTGATGATGAAACGGATCAACTGCTTTTGGATAAGATGGCCAGTGCTGAGCTGGCCATCAATTATAAGCTGGGTGCAGAGTGTGACATCACAGTACCTGGACAGATCCAGCAGCTGTATCTGAATTACATGCTTTATTCATGGAATAACTGCCTGAATGAGTTTGATGAGGCCTACAGGGCTGAGATCCTGCAGATCAGGCACTACCATGAAGTCAATGGAGAGAAATATGATCCGGCACAATTTAAATCCAAGATTTTCTAGGTATAACCAGGGTGTTCTCTTCATTGCTCAGATCAGTACACAGGATACAGATTTTGGTGCCGTAACAAATGCCACCAAGATGTCTGACATGACCAAGCTGGTAAGACTGGACTATGAAGAGATGTCCAAGAGGGAGCGTGATGTCAGCTTTGCTGAGGCCAGTGATCATTCACTGGATCTGAAGGTAAAGACAAGGTATCACGCAAGTGCAAAAGCACACAGACAGGTCCTGATCGGAAATATGCTGTATGACATCTTCCAGGTGGATGGCAGTGCCATCACCGGGGAGATGTACTTGTATTTAGAGGAAGTGAGGGAGCTGGCAGATGGCTAATGCTATAAAGAGGATCCGGGAAACGCTGGAAGGCCTTTGTGCTGATACTGATGTCCCCATGGAAGGTGTATGGTATGGTGCCTGCAGGGCCAGCAATCTGAAGGCATGGAACTATTTTGTGTTCAACCGGAAGAAGACAACCAAGGCAAGCAGCACAAACAGAGTGGATCTGCAGACATTGTACGAGGTCCACATCATCCATGAGAATGCAGTCCCTGAAGGATATGTACAGAAGGTCATTGATGCACTCCAGGCTCAGGCTGAATCTGGAACAAAGCTGAAATTGACTGCTGATGACATTGAGTATGATTACACCTTCAAGGGATCCACCAATATGGTTGTGGAAGTGGCCACATTAACCTTCCTGCATCCTGAGAAGAGGAGCTGAGAGTGGGAAACATTGACAACTTGATGCCATATTGGGGACAGTGGGACATCTTTGATGCCGGTGACATGCAGGAATTCACTGACATGATTGACCGGTACGGTGATGCTGCCAAGAAGGTCATTGATGATGTCCTGCATGAGGAAGGTGCACAGGAGATCAAG